ATCGTGGGTTGTTAACGCTGATGACAAGACTTATCGCAAAGATCATGCTCCTCAGGGTTTTAAGAAACATAAACGCAAATTCAACGAAGATTATATGTCTTTTCGAGAGTTTATCGAGCGAGATTAATCTCTATCTCGCATAGAATCTATCATGCTATTATCTGCCAATTGCTGAAGATTATGTGCATTATCTACGGTCGTTTCCAATGCTTTCCATCTATAATCTATTACGTGATTATTATCTAATGATTGTACTGGTTCTGCAGTATATTCCGTATTAGTTTTATTCTTGCTCATTCTTATAACTTCTTTAATCGTTTCTATATCAGATCTCTCGTTATAAGTACCAGTAAAATATCCTTCTATATTCCGCATTCCTTTTAGATCTCTTGTGGAGTTGACATATAGATAAATTACGTTAATATCATCTTTATGCTTATCGAGAAATGCATAATATTCCCGCATATTACCCGCTACTACGAATTTTCTTTTAATCATATGGTGGACCTTTATCCGTGAGTACGATTGCTATTACCAGAATCATTAATACAATAAACGCTAATTCTGGCATTTAGTCTTTACCCAGGAGGATTGCCATAGAACATGCGATCAATGACAGAATCAAATAGTAAACGTCGTTCGTGGATATTGCGTATGCTGAAAAGATTATAGCAATAACGTAGAATATCATTTTAATCTATACCCAGATTGTGTTGCTTCTTATAATAGTTGTTTTGACCAAGATCGTGACGAGTCAGTTCAATTACTTTATTCGCGAATTCTTGCAGAATAACATCAGTTGATTCCGAATGATCTAAAGGATCTCGATCTAATATTGTGACATATTCGTCGATCAGATTATCAAGATTCATATTCTTCCTCTTCCAGCATTGAGCAATAATCATTGTACATTACGTCGAGTCGAATTGGATCTAATTCTTTCAATGCATATCCAAAACTGTATTCAATGCCAGCTAGATTAACCGGCGGATATTCGTCGTTTAACATTTCTAAAAATTCGTATTTGCTCATATTATGGTCTGCTTTCATAAAATAGACATTCCCAAACTCGTTCGCGAACTACTGTATCTGTCGCTTCTTCGAAGCCTAAATCATTAGCCAATTGCTCTAATAATCCCTTTACTTGTGACCAGGTCAGATTGGCTCTTTTAGCTAAATCAACAATGCGATATACTTCGTAATCACCTTTTTCGGTGAACATTCCAAATTCTGGTACAACTATATTATTAACCATAATGTTCCATTTCGTCTAAAAGATAAACACGTTTGACAAGCGAACTGATGCTTGATGCTGGGTGCCAGTAATGAGGCATATCTTCTACTGTTGCGTTATATATCTCAAATGCTGTTGGTCTTGTAATAACGGTGCCGTGTGCTCCGAATACGTGTGCCATAGAATCCCAGCGTACGTTCACTCTGTGAATAGCATCTTCTGGCTGATGCTCTCTGGAAATAAAATAAGTCTCAGAACCATCTTGCCAGGTCTCTTTAACTACGTAATCTTTTCTATCGTCTCTCATTTTAGCAATCCAATTCCAGCATTTCTATGTTAGTTGCGATATCAGTAAGCCCGTCGTCATGCGACTCACGAATTAGATTCTGTTCTGCATTTTGTGCAAATTCCAGTGTGCTATAAACGCCAGTGTTGTAAAATGCAAATTCGTTATCACCTAGACCCTGTGCTTGTAAAATGTATACTGTCATTTTGTTTTCCTTTTTCATGTCTTAATTATAGCACAATTTGGACAACCTGTCAAGCAAAAACCCTTTGGAAACTAGGGTTACTGCGAGTTCAATGTTGGTGAGTACTCACCAATTAACTGGCGTTCTAAAGCGTGAGCTGGAGCTTTGCCTCTGACGATCGCAAGTTCTTGTGCAACAAACGCTGAGACCCCGTAGGACCTGATAGCGTCGCATAGCGTCCAGGACTTGTGCTCAGTCAATGCCCGTCTAATGTGCTTTTGTACGCGGATTTTGAGGTCCTGCTTGCGAAAACCCTGAGTAATTCCGATGTAGAAATCTCCAGTTGCTACATTTTGTAGCATGTAAACGATATGACGTCTGTCTGATCTTTTCTTTCTCATGCCCTAATTATAGCACATTTTGGCTAAAAGGACAAGCAATAACCCTTCAGACTTCTGGGGTATTGACAAAACACTTAAAAGATGTTAAAATGCACTACTTGACACCAAAGTAATCCTTGATATCTTTGCGTGCATTAGCCAGCGCAGATACAACAACCGCCTGATCAAATGTCGTGAATGCAGATGATGTGCTGGCATTGGCAACGACACCTACCGCTTCATTAATCAAGTGATGCAAAAAGGCATCAAAGCATTTATTGTCAACTCCTTGCCAGTCCACATGTCCTGGCCCAGGTCCCCATGGCTCATCTTGCCACATAGGCATGTCTGCCTTTTCCATTATTCTTTTTATATTTTCATTCATGCTGTTATCCATTTTTCTTGGTCTTTGAATATGATAGATTCTGCACCATCATACTCATCTATTATAAATTCTGTACCGACTGGTACCCACACTACTGTGAGATCGCTAGCTCCGCCAAAATACTGATTGGGATACTTGGCCTCGCAATACAATTCAATTGTATCAGGCCTTGTACCATCGCCAACCATTTGAACAATAGCTGGGTCAAATAGCAATTCTGGCACATCTCTATTCCAAGTAGACCAACCTGCACCGAAACCCGGCGATACCAGTACAGCAACTCTGCCGTCTCTAATTACTTTTTCCATATCAAATCACTCCTCGATATTATCTTTTTCATACTGATACATATTATCGCTGATACCAAACTCGGCATCTAGCTCTTCGGGAATAGTGCGCTCGACATCTTCTGCTGACATTGTGCCGAGTTCATAGTAATCGTCTGAACCATTAGAATACATTCCAGCAAAGCACATACCGGACTCATAGTATTTTGCCTCAACCTGAAAACCCATACGTTCTAGCTTTTCATAAAACGGAACAGGTGGTGCCCATGCTGTATCAAATACTGCCTCAAGCGTATCTGGGTATTCTTCATAGGTATCAACGCTATGGCATTCTGTATCCCATTTCGTTCCCCATTCATTTACGCAAAAATCATACCAGGATGCGTAACCAAACTTCTCGATGTTTGACTTTGTCAATTTTTCGTCTGTTTCTGACGATGCAATTGATTCGGATAATCCTTTCGGTACTGGAACAAACTCATTAAAGAATGTACCATTTGTCAAAGCGTCGCGCGCTCGAATAATCATAGCGGGGTCTTCATGAGTGAGGCGAACTGTATTACTGCACCAATTAGGCATATCTATTCCTTAAATCAAATCAATTTGTACTTGCTTAGCAATCTGAGTAGTATTCATACTCTTTATGCTAACCATCGTTGGTAATTCTTTGTTTGCTCTTTCAGCAAAATAGCGATCGCTACTCAAACGCAACAACCCATCCCATGCTGCCTGCTTCAAGCTGTGATGAGCATATACATTGAATATATTTCCGACCGTAGTATAGATTCCAAAGCCATCTATAATGACTCGGATCTTTTGTGAATTCTTTAAACCGTCAACCAATGTCTTTGTACGCATTATAATTCCTTAGTCAATATAAAAAAGATGTATTGCTAGACCCAAACAAACACCAATACACATTCCTAATAAAATATTCATTACCATGCCAACTCCTTGACGGGGAAACGAATCTTGCCTTCGTAGTCAAGCTGTGACTGCTCGAACTCTGTCAAATAGTCGTCGCCGACAATGTTCCAGCTTAGGATATACTCACGATAGAACTCGTCGTCACTCTCAATCTTTGGACGTAAACAAAAGATTGCTTTGACAGCCTCTTCATCGCCACCTTTGAAGTTCTTAATAGCGTAATCGCTACCGCCTTTGGCTTTCCAGTATTGAGGACACTCGCCAGTACCATCCCAATCGTGAGCACCATAATTTTCGTATACTTGAGTTGATATAACTAATTTCATATATTTCCTTCTTACTATGCCTCAATTATAGCACATTTTGGACAACCTGTCAAGCATTCCCGAGCAATTTGTATGGGTACTATAAAACGCTTGACAGAACACTTGAACGATGTTATAATGCAAACCGATTATTCACCTCGATATATTACCAGAGTTTTAACATTAACTTTAACTCCAGTATATATTGGTTCATATATTTGCTGTTCACCATCCCATTGATCTTGGTCAAAATCATTATGAGTTTCTTTAATAGGTTTAAATGTTATCTGATTATTAGTATGATGTGATTTGACATATACTGTATTAGGAAAGATAATCGAGCCAGCTATTTTCTCTGTAGAGATAGTTAATCGTTTGGCTTTAGGATGATAAACACAATCTTTAGTGTTTAATACTAATTCTCTATTATACGTCATAATTGGTTAATCTTTTAATATCTTTGGGTTTGACAATAAGTATATGCTTGTATATTTCGTCTTCGATCTTGAAAGGTAAATCAAGATGAATAGTTACTGTGGGGCCTTGTTGTTCGTTGATAACCCTGTCATTACCCACAGAGCCTACCCACCTAACACCTTTGTACACTCCAGTAACTCTATCACCTAATTGATATTTACCAAAGTATCTAATAGATTCAAAATGATCTTTTAGACTAGCCATTCTTGAGTTTATTACCTAATGTGAATTTACTTAGAACATCTTTAGCAAGAGAGAAATCATCGACATCTTCTTCTAGATATATTTTCTCTTTTCTATATGCAGTAATCAATTCATTTGCATATGCAATATCATCAAAACTACAATTTTCAAGCCAGTGTCTAAATGTCTCATCGTCTGCTTTCAATAAGAACATTAAATTTCCCATATCTCGGTCTGTCATATTAAGCACCTTGTGTCAATACATACTTAGCCAATTGTTTCCAATCGCCACCTTCTGCACGAATCTTTGTCGTTGAGATTAACGAACGCAAACTCAAGTTCTCAATGCTGTTGCCAATTGTCTTGATGAATGCAATTGCGTCAGCTTTATGTGATGTTGCAAACTCTGGCATAAACTCTGAATCGCCAATCAACACTTCCATGCGCTCAATCTTTTGTGCTTGTGTCATGCTCAAGTCAACGCACATTGCACGACTCTTAACAGCTTGGTCTACACGATCAAGATCCATGTTCGAGATAAACACAATGCTACCTGTAAACTTGAAACTGCGGGGCAGATCGTCATCTTTCATATCTGCATTCCAGTTGATCCAGCGTTCGCCGTATGAGTCAAGTGCACCCTTGAGCAAGTTAAGAGCAACTGGGTCTTTGAGCACGCTATCGCAGTCATCAAATACTAATACTTGACCATTGCCTTCGAACAATGTGCGATACAGACCTTTAGCAGTACTGTAACCTTTTACAATGCGAAAACTCTTTTCACTATTAATGCGAGCACCTTCTTCGAACTGTGCTAAGTCTGTGGTGTCAATCAAGTTCTGTGCTTTGAGTGATTTCAAAACAGTATGTGTCTTACCCAAGCCACCTTGGCCTGTGATAATTGCCGATGCGATAGTCTTTTTAGCAACCATTGAGACCATTTGTGCAACAAAGTCAAAACGCTTGTTGATACCAAATTCGTCAACCTTGGGCTGGGTATTTACAGTACCGCTTACTGGTTCTACTTGCAAACCTAATTTAGCAATCTGGTCGCGCACATAAGATTCGTGACGTGATCTTGAGACCATTTTGCCATCAACAAAACCTTCGAAACGATTCTTTGCTTTGTTGAAAATTACTTTTACACGCATACTAACTCCTGTTTTTGTTTGCTATATATCTATTATAATTGCTTTTGCACATTTGCACAAGCAAAGACCCTTTTGGCTTTATGGGTTCTTTTGATTTGCACAAATTTACTTTTCATCATGTCATAATTATATGTGCATTTGCACAGTTTGTCAAGCGTTTTTAGTCAAAAAGATTCGAATTTCTGCTAAAAAAGTGCTTGACAGGAGATCAAAAAGAATATATAATCGAGGTAATATTATCTACAATATAGGGATTCTACATGGATATTCAGCCAAAAGACATAAGTAAAGGTCATTTTTATATCAGTTTGATTAAAAGTGGAATGCGAATTATAGCAGGTGCATACTTAATCACGGGTGATTTTGTTATTGCCGGTCTATTGTTAATTACTGCAGAACTATTGGGCATTCTTGAGGAGTTGGTATGAACAATAACGACACAACAAAACAACGCATGGAAGAATTAATGGCTCCTGTAGAACAACAGATTTTGATGTGCGATAATAGAGAAGATATACTAATGATGGCATGTGCTATGATGCAACGTACTCATGAGATATTTGTAAATGAATTGGGTGAGGATGGTGCTAAAATAATGTATGAAGATTATGTATAAAGATTCTAAATTTAGATTGTGGGTTTTTAGATTATGGCATGAAAATCTAGAAGAAAGATTCCTACACAAAGAAGAACAAATAACTATTCAAGAATATTGGGAAAAATATAAATGGTGGATAAAAAGAGAATATCGACATCAAACACGAAAGAACAAATAATGAGTTTTAGAAATCAAATCATCGATGCAACCGCAGCACGATACACCGCAGATATTGAACAGTTACGAATTGACGCTGAAGTATTATTACAACATACTGTGGGTGTGCCAGGTTCATCTAGCACCTGTGCATCATTCGATGCCATAGTAACACAGATTGCTTATTTGGAATCGAAGCTCGCATCTTTGTCATTATTTAAATGAAAATCAAAGACGGAGAGACATTTGAACAATGGTCTGAAAGAGTCAGACAATTTGAATTCGGTTATGCCATGCAAGCATTGGCACACGGAACGCCCGCTGACACAATACTAGAACAGATGTCTATTCGCATCACAAATAAAATGAAACATTATATTCTCATTTGCATCAAAGTACCTTACAGTTATGATGTGAATAAAAATAAACTTGAATACGAACAAATAATGAAACTGATATCTCCGGTTGCGGATCATGTCACTTGGGATAATTAAAAATGAAACACACAATTTATTACGTTTTAATCGTGGCAGTATCCACAGCTGCTGTCGCAGTGCAGATACTTTATAACTTACACAGAGTTTAGGCCTTCTAACTCTCGATCTGATTCTGTTATTACCAGAGTCGTGTTGGGCATTATCTTTAGCAATGCCTTTTGTATCTCATCTAAAGACTTGCCTTGAATTAAAAATGCTTCAGGGTTCAGAGTCCATAAGTATACTTGATCTCCGTGATGCTCAACTCGGCATTCTATATACTTTTCCTGTTCACTGGGAGGAGTAATCATTTTATATTGTTGCATGTCTTTATTAGTTACCGCTCTAATAAAGCCAATTGCATTCCAAATTATCCACGCATAAAATATGCATTCAAGTAGTTGTTGTATTGTCATATGATATTAATCACTGATGGCCATGGTGTGTTGACCACCTGCATCAACCGTTGACCAAGTTGTTAAAGCGCCAACCTGTACTGGACTAGATACATATACAGTTGCGCTATTACCTATACCTAATCGACCGGAGCTGCTGTTACCCCACGCCCACATGGTTCCATCTGTTTTAATAGCCATGTTGTGATAACTACCTGAAGCAATATTTAACCAATTAGTTAATGCGCCAACCTGTTTTGGGCTTGAATAGTTTGTGGTATTGCCTAATCCTAATTGCCCATTTGAATTGCGACCACCCAATCCCCACATGGTACCATCTGTTTTAATGGCCATGCTATGATAACTACCTGAAGCAATTGTTAACCAAGTTGTTAGGGCACCAACCTGTACAGGACTAGATCTATATGTTAGATTGCCTAATCCTAATTGCCCATGTGGATTCATACCCCACGACCACATGGTACCATCGGTTTTGATGGCCAAGCTGTGATTATAACCTGCAGAAATTCGTAACCAAGTAGTTAAAGCACCAATCTGTACTGGACTAGATATATTTGTAGTATTTCCTAGACCCAGTTGTCCCTGTGCATTATATCCCCACGACCACATAGTACCATCTGTTTTGACGGCCATGCTGTATTGAAAACCTGCATCAATTTTTGACCATGTGGTTAATGCACCAACCTGTACTGGACTAGATATATTTGTAGTATTTCCTAGACCTAATTTACCGCTGCTACCATTACCCCATGACCACATGGTGCCATCTGTTTTAATAGCCATGCTATGATAAGTGCCTCCAGCAATACTTGACCAAGTTGTTAGGGCACCAACCTGTACTGGACTAGATATATCTGTAGTATTACCTAAACCTAATTGGCCGTTTCCGCCTGAACCCCATGACCACAAGGTACCATCTGTTTTGACTGCCATGGTGTGCTGGCTACCAGCAAAAACTGTTGACCATGTACCTAAAGCACCAACCTGTACTGGACTAGATATATCTGTAGTATTACCTAAACCCAATCTGCCATAGCTATTTCTACCCCATGACCACAAGTAAAATTCTGGTACAGGAACCGGAGGATCCCATGTCTGCACATTCATTCCACCAAGAGCAAAGTTAACATTTGTAATTTGCATTTTAATTCTTTCTTATACGTTTGCTGTGTTTGTTGATGGGAATGCTCGACCGGATCCCCAAATAATTCTTACTGCTCCAGTACCACCAGGGCCCGAGAAGTTAGGTCCATCTGTTGCGCCACCTGCACCCACTACCACAGTATAACTTTGACCTGGCACAACTTCAATATTATTTTTCCAACCAAGGCCACCGCCGCCGCCATTGATAGTATAGGTGCCTGAGCCACCACCACCATAGAAACCGCCAATCCCGCCATTAGTACCCGAACCATTTGGATATTGTACACCATTACCACCACCTGATCCGCCTCTAGCAAAACCGCTACCATTTACTGAACCAAGTGGCGACCCTATACCGCTTGTGCCTTGACCTAAGATGCCAACACCGCCTCCAGGTCCCCAAACACCTCCACCACCTCCACCGCCTTGGCCATCGCCACCTGCAATAGTAGCAGTAGGTGCGGCCGTACCTTTACCCGCATCGCCACCGTTTCCTGAATATCCGCCAGCGCCACCGCCACCATAAAAATCAGTACCTGACCCATTATAGCTATTACCACCATTGCCACCACCGTCACCTACATAACCACCACCAAAACCATAACCGGCACGCAGAGTACCCACTGCGCCACTATAAGCTCCGCCTCGACCACCGCCTAATCCTGCCACTGTTACTTGGCTTATAAAATAACTATTGCCGCCATTGGTCACACTTGCTGCAGTACTTGAAGAACGACACCCGCCACCCCCGCCACCAACCGCCACAACTGCGACGCTATATACTCCAGGTGGGGCAGTCCAACTGAATGTGCCTGCAGTAGTAAATTGAGCTTGACCTGGCGGAGTCGGAGGAGGCGGAGTAGTAATAATTTGCATTCCGCCCAATAACTCTAATCCCGATAATCGCATCTTATACCTTTAAATTCTTGATATGAGTTTTATGTACGCGGCATTGCACTTGGCCGTTGTAATAATCTTCTGTTTCTAAAACTCGTCTATCCATTTGTTCTCTTGCTTCTAAATAATTGCACAAACCTTTGTTTGGGCATATATGCAGTATCTCTCGTATAAACTTATCCGCACCATGCGTTTCAACATCAGCTTTAACTTCATCAGATGAAGACCAATAATCCCTCCAATCTGACTCAACCTTTAATCTTTTCTTCTTACCCTTAACTACCTTTGTTCTGCGAAACCAAAACAACTTTTTACCTATATACTTGCGATTCGTGGCAGTATTGGTAATCAAGTACACGTAACCATACGCGTCGTCTGGAATAAGTTCTAAAGGGTTTCCGTTATATAGCCACATCTAAATACCAATATTAAATTAGTATTTATACGGTTTCCCAATAGTCGTTTCCGTCTGAAAAGTTATCACCATCATCCCTAGGTGGAACAAAGAAGTAATCGTCGGGATTTGTCATTATATCTTCGGCGTCTTCAGCTAATCCGCCGGTTCCCATGATGCCGGCTCGTTGCAGCATTTGGGTTTGTATAGATTTCTTATATCTATGCTCTTCAGATTCTTCGCGTGCCATGTATGCCGCTTGCTTTTCTGAAAAGACTTTCTTTTGTTCCGCATTCCATTGTCTGGAATTGGCACAGGCGCGAGAACAGAACTTACCTGGTTTGGTATGCTCTGTGCTGCACTTAGGACAAGTCTTCGTCTTCGTACTCATCCTGTTGGTCTGCATCCATATGTGCTCCGCAGAATGGACAAAACTCTACTTTATAATAGTCTTCGTCAAGATCAAAATTTATCTTGAAGACGCCATCACATTCGACACATTCGTGGTGTTGTTTTCTTGCCATGATAATCCTCTCTTTTTAGTTTCTGCATCAAACACTCGTTGACGCAGGTCAGATGAACTAAAGAAATGATCTCGTTTATTGAAATACAATTCTATTCCTCTTTTCAAGCAAATGTCCTTGCCTGTATATTCTGTATCTTTATATTCTTCACCTAAGATTCTTACATCAATTGGCAATGCCATAAAGATATCCTCGAGCTCTTTCTCCGTTGAATATACTATAATCTCATCAACATGCTTGCATGATGATACCTGAATTTGTCTCTCAATGATTGACTGCACAGGTCTGTTTTTAGATTTTCTATCTATTGTGGGATCGATTTGAATCGCAGCAATTAGATAATCGCATTGACGCTTTGCCTCTTCCAACATAATCACATGACCTGCATGGAACAGATCAAATGTGGAACACGTAATTCCAATTTTTTTGTTTACACTCATATTTTCTCCACTTCAATGTTACACTTATTTAAAAATTCTATACCTTCATCGCTTCTATATTGATTGCGATAAAACACTTTTTTAATCCCTGCTATATGTATAAGTTTAGCACATTCAAAGCAAGGTGCATGAGTGATATACATCGTAGCCCCTGCACCTGATTCATTTGATTGTGCCAACTTGCCAATAGCATTCATTTCAGCATGAATAACTTCTTTCTTTGTTTCATACTTATATGTTCCCATGGTATGCCATGGACCACCTTCGTCAATTATATATTGCGATTCTTCATATACTTCATTCTCACAATTATTATCCCAGCCCCTGGGTGTGCCGTTATAACCGATAGATATAATTCTGTTATCTTTCTCAACAACAGCACCAACCTTTAATCGTTTAGCCGATGACAATGTAGAATACGCCTCAGCAACAATCATATGCGTATTATCAAATTTACTCATTTCCAACTCACCATTTTAAATCTTTCCTTAGGTACACCAAAGTATTTACATTTCCAATCACTTTGAGCAAAAAAGTCTAAATGATACCATTCATCTTTATGCTTAAGTATTTCTTTAGCAGCATTATCCCAATCTATAGTTGCAAACTCTGCTTGTACTAACAATTTACAGGCTTGCACTTCTTCACAATCAAACCCATCATATTCCCAATGTAATACTTCAAAGCAATTGCCGTGCCTATCAACATAATCCATAGAGAAATCTAATCCCCATTTTGGACGTAATGATATAACTTTATGCACTAAAGGTAATTGTTTTGCCCAATATGTTAGTTCAGCTAATGCTTCACCTTCATACCCTTTTCGTTCAAATAACAAACTATGGTTTAGAACTGCACCTTCTATCTTAGGATATTGTGTAAACCAATCTTCTTTTAATGCTGAACGATGTGGTCTATGTTTTTTATCTTTTTGCCTATTACTATAAGCATAATGTCTTTCCAATTCAGTTAGATCATAACCATTTTGGTCAAACAGTTCCACATCTTCCGGTGTGGGTGTGTATAATATTTTATCAATGGGTTTAGACCAATAACCATTTGTGTTAAAAGAATTATTGGTTAATTCAATTTTCATCCCATTTTCCTTCAGGGCATTTTGCTCCAGGTATCATAGTCTTTGCCCATATAGAGCATCCACATTTATCGCACACCTTAGCACCAATGATAGTAGTAAGATGTTCACACTTGTCGCAAATTTCTCTGCGTTTTAATGTGAAACTTATTTCATTATTACTATTCATTTTATTTTATAATAGGTCCGCCTGTTATCCACAGTTCACAACTTCTAGTACCCGCACATTTAAAATGTAGTAAATTGCAATATCCTAAATCTGCAGATTCTCTAGTTTTCTCTGCTTCATATGCCTCTTTACCCATGCCGCCTTCTATACATTTATACATTGCGTCAGTTATATTGAACGCAGCGCAATTAGCACATTGCATAGTCTTGGCCGTTTTTTCACTAATACCCCATTGCTTAGCAGAAACTTTCCAGTAGTCTCCTGGTTCATCTGGATTAGCTGGTCCATAATGATGTTTATCTATAGCTATTTGTCTATTCTTAACATTGATGTCTAAATTTTGAGTAGCTATAGGGCATCCGTTTTTAGATGCCTCCGATAATAGTTCTTTAAAAGTTTTCATTTTTGTTTTGCCCAAACATCTTCCCAGTTACCTGTATGTGCTGCCTTAGCATAATCGGTTGCTCTATTCTCAAAGAAGTTAGTGTGAATAGGTGCATTAATCATTTCTTCAACCCAAGGTAGCGGATTCTTTTTAACCTTCATGATTCCCTTAAGACCAAGACTAATAAGGCGACGATCAGTAATATAACGGATATACTGTTTGACATCTGCAGCATTTAAATTTTCCATAGGACCCATGGCAAATGCCAAATCAATAAAGCGTTCTTCGAGTAAGACCATTTGCTCAGCAATTGTATACAATTCACCTTTGAGTTCATCGTTCCAAATTTCGGGATTCTCTTGTATATATGTTCTGAATAATTTGATCATGGCCTCACAATGCTGAGTCTCATCCACAATAGACCAAGTAACAATTTGTCCCATGCCCTTCATTTTACCATGACGAGGAAAATTCAACAACATAATAAAAGAACTAAACAACTGCATACCTTCTGTAAATGCCGAGAAAATAGCAATATGTTTTGCTGTGTTTTCTTTTGTAGAGTTCTGTTGTGATATATCCAAGACATAATCATGCTTGGCTTTCATTTCTTCATAAGCCAAGAACTCATTATACATTGTCTCAGGCAATCCTAATGTCTCAATTAAATGGGAATATGCTGCAATATGCAGAGCTTCACGCGCCGCAAAGCCCAATAACATCATTCGCACTTCAGGCTGTGGAAAGTATGGTAAGTAGTTATTAACATACCCACCTGCAACATCAATATCACCTTGAGTAAAAAATCTAAAGATGTGTGTGAGAAATTGTTTTTCTTCAGCAGTTAGTTTCTTTTTCCAATCCTTAACATCTTCTACCATTGGTACTTCAGTATGAAGCCAATGTGATTGCTCATGCTTCAACCATGCATCATATGCCCATGGATAATTAAATGGCTTAAATGAATCTCGGGTATCTGTAAGATTCGATTTTGTTTTTTTAATCATTGAGGAACTCTTCTACTAAATTTTTTGCTCTAACGCCTACTAGTCTACCAGCAACATTGCCATTTTCATCTATCTTAACAAGTGTAGGTACACTTCTAATTCCAAATTCAATTGCAACTTCTTGATGCACATCAATGTCCACCACTTCAATAGGAATATTCATAGTAGTATTAACTTCTTCAAGTATACTGGCCATTGCTTTACATGGTTGGCACCATGATGCTGTAAATCTTATTACTTTTTTCATTTTTATCCTTCACACGCTAAACAAATGTCTTCGGTTGCTAATGCTTTCAAGTCAATCTCTTCCATGACTTGTCGCTCTATTTTCTTTGATATCTTATCTGCTTTACCAATCTTTTCACTACGGCAATAGTACAATGTCTTTAGGCCTTGTTTCCATGCTTGAAAGTGAACCGCATGAATATATTTAATATTGCTATCTGGTCTAAAGAATAGATTAACAGATTGTGCTTGATCTATATATTGCTGTCTGTCTGCAGAATGTTGTACTACCCAACGCTGGTCAATTTCCATAGATGTTTTAAATACATCTTTGGTCCAATCATCCATCCAGGTAAGGTGTTGCACCGAACCATCATTGGCAATAATGCTTGACCAAATTTCATTGTAATCATCTTGATTAACTATATCACCTTCGCCTGAAAGATGTTTTTCAATAACTCTATTCAACCATTTATTTTTGTTGAGCATTGATCCCGATAAAGTATCTTGTCTATATGCGTTCGCACGAAGCGGCTCAATAGAAGGGGAAGTATTACCCATAATAATAGAAGAAGAAGCGTTTGGAGCAATAGCAAGCATATGAGAGAAGCGGCGTCCAGTACCTGTCGCATCAGGTGCTTCACCTCGTTCTTTACCCAACTGAATGTTAGCATTATCTAGTTCCTTACGAATGTGTCCAAATATCTTATGGTTCAATCCGGTTGCCGATGCTGATTCCCACGGGAGGTTGTTCTTTTGTAAAAGAGCATGCCAACCGAGAGCACCAATACCAATAGACCGTTCGCGGCTAGCGCTAAATCGTGCGCGCGATATGCTGTCAGGAGCATTATCAATGAAATACTGCAAGACGTTATCGAGCATCTCCGCAACGTCCCGAAGAAAAAGTTTGTCATCTTTCCAATCATCATAATACTCCAAGTTCAAAGAAGATAAGCAACATACCGCAGTACGATCTTTATCCGTTGGTAAAATAATTTCACTGCACAAATTAGATTGTTTAATACTCAGTCCCAACTTCTTTTGGAACTCCGGCATAGCTCTATTGCTACTGTCAATAAAATGTAAATAAGGCTCGCCCGTTTGCATGCGCATATCTAAAATACGTTGCCACAATTCTCTTGCTGATATTTTATCTTTGACTTCGCCGTTATGTGGATCTTTCAATTCCCAAGTATCATCCATCTCAGGATCAATCATAGCACGCTCGATTAGGTGCATAAAGTCATCGGTGATATTGATACCGTGATGCAAATTCAAACAACGCATATTGGGATCGCCCGTTGGCTTTCTCATCTCTAAAAAGATAAGAATATCGGGATGAGATATATCAAGATAAGCAGCATAAGACCCCCGCCTTGTCCGCCCCTGTCTGTATGCCAAACTACTAGCGTCATAAGTACGAAGATGAGGCATAACCCCAACGCTTTTATCATCTGAAGATCGAATGCCAATTCCAATTCCAACTCCTCCGCCCATCATGGACAACCAGTTTACTTCGGCCAAACAATCGACCAACCCTTCTGCACTATCATGTAGATAAGGTAGAAAACATGATATAGGAAGGCCACGCTTACTACGCCCAAAGCTGAGAATAGGAGTAGAATATGACAACCAATGTCTACTGCTATATTCATACAACCTTTGCGAATGTTTTACATTAGTCCCGAACGTCTTGGAAACATAGGCAAACCTTTCCTGAGGAGACACTTCATCCTCTTTCATGTAGCTTTCTTTTAATCTCTTAATACCTAACTCGTCGAATAGACTATCTCTAGTATAATCGACTTTAATCCCATGCACAATTTCTTGCGTCATCTTTACTCCAATTTTTATTTTACTGTTTCGAATATTTTCTTTTGTATCTGATACCATTCAATCCACGCATCCAATTTCACTCCACATTCGTAGTATGTGGTATAATTTAATGTGACAGTCTTTGCAACATCACTCAATTTTGCGTCATCTTTTAATTGTGCTAGGTCAGGGCACTTAACCATGATTGCTTCCGGTGCTTCAGGAAATTTGGCAACAACTGGCACTGCCTTGCATCCTGTTAGTAACAATAATAGTAATAGGTATCTCATTCTCTTTTCGCCGCTTTGTTGTGAGTATCGATTACTTCTTTAGGTATGATGCAAGAATTATCATACTTAACTATTTCTCGATCTATATATCTCACAATGTCTTCGCCTTTTTCACGAATAACTTTTTCTTGTACTACAACCTTTTGTTGAATCTTAATAGTTTCTTTTTTGCCCGCAACTTCAGCTGCAGCAACTTTTGCTTCCATTTCTTTTACCTTGGCGACCCATTGCTCTTCATTGGCAAGCCCGCCTTCAAAGTAAATACCAAATGTGAATACTACAAATCCAATTATTCTCATTGGGATATAATACTTATCCACAAATGGAATCTTCTTTAATACCATACTGCCAAGAACAGCAAGCAATCCTGCTATAACAATAGCATGAAAGAAAGCATTAGGTAATAGAGATAGATACCACATTTTTATTTGGGAAGTTTGTAATTATCACTTGGGTTCATTTATCAAGTCTTTAGTCATTGGGAATATTTCCGCAATAACTTCAGCACAAGCCAGAGCAATCTCAGCATGTTCTTTCTGAGTTCCATTGCCGGCTCTTAGCATTATATAGTGGATGTAACTTCTTAAGGTTCCATTCATATAGAGTCTACTTACTGTCAATCCCTCAGGCAGCACTGCTCTTGCTTGTTCTTTGGCAATGCCTTTAGAAACAGCCCAAGTATACACGTCTCGAGTCTTATTAATTAGATCTCGTTGTAGATTCTGCCACTGATAAGCAATTTGTCGTTGTTCATCATTTTGCAAATCTATATCAACAGAATTTTGACGATTCTTTGTATCTTGTAAGCGTGCGTCACGAATAACAAAATCTAAATCCTGTGTAGGATCCGCATATCGTTGACTAAACTCTTGAAATGAAAAACTTCTATGACGAAGAATTTGCCTGGCAATATCTCTTGTTGTTTCAATCTCAACACAAACAGAAACCATTTCAAGCGGTGACCAGTGCTGATGCTTAATCAAATACTTAATCAACTTCTCGGATGTTTCTGTGTTATATTGATTTGCGGGATTTGAAACTCTCGCACAAAACGCTACTAGGTCCTGTACATCATACAATCCATCCGACACCAATTCGCGTGTGGGTTTGCTGTAACTAATTAATTTCACCTTCATGCTAACACCTTTTCCATGCAGTAAATTTCATTTTTGCTTCTAGACCATTATATATGTTCTTGGAAATAATCTTTGCTGGGTCTTTATCCGCTAGTATCATATCATTAATATCTTTTTCTTGTAGAGTTTGTGGCCAGATAACAACATTATAATTGCTATTTACCGCTTTGTCTATAATTTTTGAGACTTCTTTATTTCTAGGTTGATTGTCAAATATAACAACCAACTTGTCTTTTGGTATGCCTAAAGTATCAAGTTTACCAAATGCTGTACCTGCAACAGCAATACAATTATCAATGAACAAACTATCAATAGGGCCTTCAACCACATATATCTTTTTATTACGATTAACTTTATCAAGACCAAATATAAATGGTCGGTCTTCCGATATCTTAATAGTAACATAGCGCAATGATTCGCCACGCAATGCTCTACAAGTAACACCGGTTAATACGCCTTCAGCATCATAAAAAGGAATAACAAGTCTTGGTTCATCGGTCTTTAATGTACCTTTATACTTGTCAGATAATTGCTCGATCTTTCTAATGTCATCGATATAATATAATCCATCAAACTTTTCTCTTGGGATTTTTCTATCAAGGCAAAATTTAACTGC